CTCATCAAAACCTATCCAACTGTACGCTTGTCCTTGATAACGATAAACATCTGCATCTCGTTCCAAGAATCCAAATTCAATCTTTGCTCCACTAGGGAACTGCCATAACTTTTCTACTTCTTTAAACTTAGCACCTTTAAATGCTATTGGATAAAGCTCACGAGACTTATCTATTAGTTCTCGTAGTTCTGGCATAGACCTTCTTAATATTAAAGCTCTGTGTTCTGGAAAGTGACAATATCGCAATGGGTCTATTAACATTGCAAAACTTTTACCACCACCTGCCGCACCACCGTAAAGAACATCCTTCTCACCTGCGGCAAGAAAGTCTGTCTGTGGTCCTTCGTTTGGCATAAAAGCCACATGAGAACCAGTGCTATCTAAATGTTGTTGTATAGTATCAGGTAACTCTTTGGTTTCTGATTCTGTTAAAACATTAGATGTTAAAACTTTCTCTTCTTTGTCAAATTCTTTTTTGACTCTTGCTAAACTTCTTGTTAGCTTTTGAACTTTCTTATTCTTCTTCTGTAATTTATTCTTAGCCTGTAAAGCCAACTTCATGTCAGAAAGTTCTGAATTTTTAGGTCTACCTGATTTTAATCGGGGAGTACCATCTTTCTTTAGTATATAACTCCCATCTGGGTTTGTCAAGTACTTTTTTGATTTATCTACCATATAGTTTATCTACGTGCTTCTTTAATCCTGGTCTAGACATCTTACGTCCTGTTTCTGCTTCTAACCAGTCTACTCCAATACCTAGACTAATTTCTCCATGAAAGACTGCTTCAGATACTTCTTTAAGTACTTGTAACTCTTCATCTATAGGCTTTAAAAAAGAACCAGCTTCTTCTTCTAACTCATATCCAAAAGGTATGGTTGAGGATGTTCTGGTAATATAACCATCTCTCATTTTACTTTCCTATACTTCCTAACTTTCTTTGCTACTTTAGCTGGTTGCTTAGAGTGTTGTTTTCCTTTGGCTGTGTCTGCTCTTTTTTTTCTGGTTGTTTTTGCGTACTCTGAAGATGAAAGTGCATTAATCGCCTTCTTCGGCAGATATCTTTCACCTGTCTCAGACGATTTCTTACCACTCTTAGTTGTCCATTTCTGCTTTGTCCAAGCCTTAAGACTTTTTTGTGGTTTTTTTAGTTTTGACATTTTTTTTAGCCTTTGGTGTTTCTTTAACTAAACATTTTTTAAATATTTTTGCATATCCTTTATTAACATCTGATATCCATTTTGTTACATATTGTTTACATTTGTTGTATATGTTTCTTATTTTATCCATCATTTATAGCCACCTCCAGCGGCTTTATATTCTTTTGCTAAAAGCTGGGCTTTTCGAGCAGACCATTGTCCAGACTTACCACCTCGTGTGCCAGATTTAATCTTCTCGAAAAGTCTCTTACGCATACTTGGCTTGGTATAGTTCCCAGCTTTGTTGACCGTAGATTTACTTTTTGGTTTCTTTTTTGTCGGCATTTTTCCTCCCAAATATTTTATCCCAGTTGTCGGCGTATTGTTTAGAGTGTATGTTTACTCTAGGCTTAGAGCCTTTACCACCGTCACTAGTTTTATATATACTTCTACGTAGTGGCACACTATTCTTACTATCGTCTGAACCTATTTGTGCCATACTACCACTTCACTTTATCAGCCCAATATGCGGCTGACATCTTACCTTTAGCGATGTTCTTTCCGTGTCTCGCTTTAAAAGACTTCCTTTTAGCTTTCATTCTAGCTGATTCTCCTGCTTTAGGAGCACCTGCTGTCTTTGCACCCTTCTGACCAAAACGTATTGTTTTAATCTTATCACCTTCTTTAGCCACTACAATATGTGACTTCTTAGGATGACTAGGTGTTCTCTTAGGTTTGTTGAACCCAGAGACTCCTGCTCGTTTTAATCTACTATCTTTTTCTTTTGGCATTAGTTCTCTACCTCCTGATATGTAACATCTTCAGCCTCAATAACTACTGGAGCTTTATCGGGCATTAAAAAGATACCACCACTATTTACATTATGATTAACATCTATCTTATCTACTTTACTAACCCCTACCCTATCTAGTAAAGTCTGTGCGGCAGTTAGCTTATTAGCGGCTTGCACTACAGGCTTTTTAGATTCCATAATTTCAACAACTTTAAAAGCCGCTTTAGGGGCAGAGTTAGCTAGTATCTCTTGAGTGAGTTCTAGTATCTCAGACTTTAAAGTTTTGACAACGTGATGATAATGACTGGAATAACCTGCAAGTTCTGCGGCTTTCTTTGCATCACCTTGAGTATCTACAAGATGATTGAGGAAAGACTGTTGCTTCTCAGTTAGTTCTCTTTTTGTTGTTGTCTTATCAACACTTGGTAATATAGCCATGAATCTAGTATACAGTTCTATTTTAAGATTGTCAAGTTTAAATTAAGACTTGACAAAAGTGGATTTGAAGTGTACAATAATATTGTGGTCCCCCACGGTCAATATAGACAATCCCTTGTCATCATTCTGATAAAACAATCACCTCAAATAAATACTTCCTAGGCTCTAAAACTTTATAGGTTTTAGTGTCGGGGCGTTAACTAGTTCTGGTTAATGGGTTGTGCGTTATAAAATGTATAACCATGCTATAGATATATAGGGTAGGGGGAGTGGGCTCCTGCCACCCCCTGAGTAAACTGAGAGAGGTGGTTCTAGTAGACCATTGGTGTACTCCAAAGCTCAATAACTTGGAAGACTCTAAGGCTATTCAATCTAAAGCAAGTCTATTCAAATAACTCAAGAGACTTTAATGTTTCTAAGCTCTACAAGTCTTCCAAGTCAGTCTCCATTCTAAAGCTTGACAAGGCTTTAAAGCCTTCACTGTTGTAGTATTCTAACATACTCCAAGGTCTTTGTCAAACTTATAGCCTAATTAATTTATGTATGTGAATCAGTGAAGTCTTTCTTCATCGAAAGCTACGATATATATTCTCCATGATAATTTAAAAAGCTTTATAGATTCTTGAACACACAGCACTGTAAAGCCTTCCAAGCGATTAAACCCACATCCCCAATGGTCGTATGTCACAATCAAGATTTGTGTGGCTCAGCTATGCGTGTGAAGTCCGTAAGTTACGTTGTTTGGTCATTATCCTCACACTTTTCCCCTAACAATTTCTGGTTTACAGGAACATAAAGATTTTAAAGCCACAAATGTTTACAAGTAAAACTTTTTATTACGCTAAAGCTTCATAAAAACTCAAGCATTTGCAACTTTAAAATCTTTATGTTTTAATCCTGTAAAGAAATTATAAGGAGAAAAGCATGATTCTAATAACTTACTCAAACAACGAAACTTTCGAGTTTCCCTCAGTTTCAATAGCCGAGATATCCACACAAATCCTAAACGATTGTGATATCAAGCCATTGGGAATTAAGTGCGAAGACGCACTTGACTTTAACCGCTTGCAAGACTACATTGCTGGCATTCAACAATCCATAAATCTTAGGAGATAATCATGGAAAATACATTCGATATAAACGCTTTCGACAAAGAAAGACTTCAAAGCCCTGCTTCATTCAAACAGTGCAGAGGTTTAGGCTATAAGTTTGCCAAAGACCAGAAGACTGGAGCAATGAATTGGAGACTACAAAAGCAGATTCAGGGCTGTCTTTATGGTCTAGCAGTAGAAAAGAAACTGACTTTCAAGAAAGCAAATGAGCTTTTCACTAAGAAAGTTCTCCCTAAAGCGTACTTTGATAAGATAGACTTGTATCTTAAAGAGAATAGCTAACCCTAAAGCCTCCAAGCTACTGAGTTTGGGGGTTTTTTTTATGTCTATCTATCACTTAAGTTCAGTTTACTTTATAATGATGAGTGCTATTTATATGGGGTTTTAGTCGCCCACTCCAAAGAAGTTAATTAAACTTAATTAAGTAATTTAAGACTCGAGTTTAAGGTTGGTCGGTTGGTTGAGGGACGTTTTTAAATTGGTCGGTTGGTTGAGGGCGTATTTAAGTTAAAATATAGGACAAATGTGCTAATTTAAGTTAAAAAATGTAATTTATTTACAAAAAAGTTTGTATTTATTTTAATATTATGTTAAATTATTAAATTTTTTTAGTTTTAATATTATAAATATATCTTAAATTAGGTAAATGCTTGACAACTTTCTCGGCTTGGCGTACCATGGTCGGGTCAGCAAGGGATGTTCCTTGTAAAACATTGGAGATAATTTATGAAACAGTTCACAAACTTACAAAAAGCACAACGGTATATCAATGACTTAGGATACTTTGTTAATGAGAGACATGCACTTAAAGAAGACAAGTCTTTTATATATCAACACAAGTATTCTAAAAACAAACATTTGTTTCTAAAGTCTGACTATACTTTTTTGAGTGCAGGTTCTATGGAAATGGGAACTGTCTGGACTATTCAAACCTTTTAAGATAATAAATATATCTTAAGATTATAGAAATGCTTGACAGGGTGACGGAGATGCGGTACACTTCTCAGCGACAACAACGAATCATTAATCATAAAGGAGATAATTATGGATGACAATGAACATGATGAACTTATGAATTATCTTGAGTCTTTAGAGGCTTTAGATGAGGCAGACAAAGAACTTGAAGAATCAATTAACCCAACTACTTAGGAGATAATCATGGAGATTAACATACACAGAGTCAGTAAGATTGAAGTTAAAAAGCGTAGTGATTTATCTACTTTTTCAACAAGAGATATTATAATTCACAGTAAAGAATATGATAGTGAAACAAGAACATATGTAGATAGAACATTAGAATTGAATTGTTTTCTTAATGACAAATCAGTTGCAAAGCTTGTTTATATAGACTAGAATTTAAGCGTGAGTATCGCTTCAAAACTACTCAACTAATATTAACTTATATCATTGGAGATAGATTATGAAAATTACATATTCAAAGAAAGGCAGTAAGACAACCACACCAATCAGTCAAGCACCATACTCAGTTAAAGCTGTATGGCATAGGGCAAATGATTTGGGTATTAACATTGTGAGAGTTCGTAGTGCTAAAGAACGCTATGAAGTCACCAAGGGTGATACGTTTGTAGGTTGGCATGGTGGTAAGACATCGCTTTACAAACAACGACAGAACCCTTCTAAGCCATTGTTTTTTATGAGAAAGATTGCTTTAGGTAAAGAGAACAAGGGTATGCAAGTGCTTGAGATTTCTACTGACATGGATGCACAACAAACATTTGATGTGATTGATGACTTCGAGTATAATACTTCTTTAAGTTTCTTCCAGAGATTGGTCATGAACTTTAACAGGTTGATTACTGGTAAGCAGTTAATATCCTAAGTGTTAGTGCTAGGTATCACTTTAAAGTGCCTCTTTAATTTTAGTAGAGGATAAGTATAATGGAAAAGAAAACACACGGTAGAATTTTAGTAGAGCTATCAGACATTTGGATTATGGAAGGTCGGGATGATTTGTTTGATGATTGTTTTGAAGAGATTTGTTCAGAGTATGATTTCTACGATGGTAAAATTGATGTCAAAGATTTGACACTTGAATGGTTGCAGAAAGCTTTGTTTAAAGCTAACCCTTTGTCAAGTGCTGACATCAAGAAGATGGCAAAAGATTACGGAGAAGATGTATAAATTTTAGGAGATAATATGTATATAAATATTGATGATGAAATAAAAAGCGAACTAAGACTAAGAATAGAAGATGCTTTGCAATATGGGGAGCATGGAGATTATAGAAAACTTATAACAGAAGCTAAAGATGTAATAGAATTAAAAGTTATTTTACATGATATAGTAGATAGTTTATTATCAATATAGGAGATAATTATGAGTTATAGATTATTGAGTTTTAGCAACCCAAAGATTTTAAAAGGTAGAGATGTATATTCAGAATACTTGAGTGCTATACTGCACTTGAGTCCTATTAATACAAAGATATGTCCCTATCAAGATATTGCAGGGTGCAAGGAGGCTTGTCTTAATACAGCAGGGCGTGGTGGTATTATAAAGAAGGGTGAAACCACTAATACCATACAACTAGCTAGAGAACGTAAGACTAAGTTGTTTTTAGAAGCTAGAGATATCTTCATGGACGACCTGATTACAGACATACAAAAGTTTGTAAGGTACTGTGAAAAGAAAGGTAAGCTTCCTTGCTTGAGACTCAATGGTACTAGTGATATACAATGGGAGCATATTAAGATTGATGGGCAGAATATCTTTGAGATGTTCCCAGATGTACAATTCTATGACTACACAAAGATACCTACAAGAAAGGTTGAGCAGTACAAGAATTATCATTTGACATGGAGTTATTCAGAAGCTAACAGCAAGTATGCACAATACTTTGATGCTATCAAATACAATATTGCTGTAGTCTTTCATGGTACAATGCCTATCTACTACAAAGGTAGAGAAGTTATTAATGGGGACAAGAGTGATATTAGATTTAAAGACAAGCCGAATGTAGTAGTAGGCTTGAAAGCAAAAGGCAAAGCACGACATGATAGTTCAGGCTTTGTAATACAAACTACATAGGAGGTAGATGATGAATGTTGATAGTGATAAACCTAAAATTATAGAAGCTAGATATAGTGCATATCTTAGATGGGATTTAGATGAACTAGGTATTGATTGGGACGAGGTAGAATATTGGAACTTGTCAAGAGCAGACTTAGAAATAACTTTTAAAGATGGAACTAAAAAGAACTATGAAAACTGGCAAGATTTAGAAATAGATTATAAACATAACCTTGAAGAAGTCCTTATCCTTGATGAGGATTGGGAAAAAGTGGAGGGATTGAACTGATGATGGAAATATTAATAGTTTTAGTTTTTGGTGGTGCTATGTTATTCCTTATACATGGTGCTTATCTAATGGTAAAGGACTCAGAGAAACTATACAAAGAACGTAAGAGGGTAGCTAAAAAGTACCCAGAACTAACAAGGC